AGAGACTCGAACTCTCACGCCTTGCGGCGCTGGAACCTAAATCCTGTCTCGCACCTCAGAAGCGCTTATATTACAACAGTTTACGCCGACCGCAATCACTTAAACTGTGCCAATCGTGAAATTCCTTTTCACGTTTTCCATTTCCGTGCTTCACGTTTCCGTCACGGCCAGCATTCAGCGGTCCGACTCGTAGGCCGCAACGCCGCTACCGACAGGCCGCCACTCATCCTGCGGCATGCGCGAATCACAGATGAATACCTCGACCTCCCCGCCTTCTTTCGGCTCCGCAGGCCGAATAGCAGCATGCCGGAGAATCGTCTCCATGTCCGGGACGTAGCTGCTCTCCGAGCCGTGGAACGACCAGATGCCATGTTTCCCAGCGCTGCCCACCTGGTGGTCGAGCTTCACCGACCAGCCCTTGAATCGAATCACCAGCATCGCCCTGCTCCGTAGGAAAAGGCCGTAGTCTACTCCTAATCCTGACAGGCCTGGTTCGCAGCCAGGATCTGCGCCTCGTAACCGATCCGCTGCAAGCGTTCGGCGAGCAGCGCACGGACCTTGGTCTGTAGGTCGTCGCCTTTCCGCAGCCCCGCCGTGGCCCACACGGGCACCTCCACCGCCGGCACCCTGCATGGCACCGCCACCGGCACTTCTACGCGCACCGTGCGCGGCTCGGCTTCCTGCCGGCCGGCGCATCCCGCCAGCGCAACCATCACCAGCATCAGCACCACCCTCATAGCCCCAACTCCTGATCGATGACCACTTCGGCTGCCAAGCACTGATCACCAGCGGAGCGCTCACGCAACAGGCGCTGTGCCGCGGCATACTGCTCCGCGGCCTGCTGCCGTCCCCGATCCACAGCCTGCGCGGCATCCCGGGCGCGCTGCTCACCAGCCTGACGCAGCGCGGCAATCTGCCCGCCCTGCTCCACTACTGCGGCCTCCAGGCTCCCACGAGCGGAACGGCAGGCAGCCAGATCCGCCTGCGCGGCATCGAGTTGTGGGCGGTAGTGCTGCGCGCCGAGCCAGACACCACCGGCGGCGCCGAGGCCGACCAGCAGCAGGCAGGCCAGCGCGATGGTTACCCAGCGCCAGGGGATCACGATAGCGGCTCCAGGAACAGGACACGTTCCGCCGCTCGGCGCTTTACCAACCCCTCCAAGCGCTTACCACCCGCATTCACCCATCGCGGGAACTGGTCCGCTGCTCCCTGGTAGTCACCCTTGTTCAGCAGCTTGAGCAGAGTGGACGACGCAAGATTGGCTGCGCCCAGGTTGTAGACGAAGCTCATTAGGGCATCCCACTGATTCTGGTTCAGTGGCGCCTTCACCAGCCTGTCTAGCTCCGGCTCGAAGCGCCGAAGGTCGTTCGACAGCATCCGCTCGGCCTGCTCGACGGTGATCGTCATGTAGCGGGTGACGCCCCGCGTTGTGCCGTAGCCAATGGTCCAGACACCTACCGAATCCTGGTAAGCGGACAGGCGCAGGCCCTCGAAGGATTTGATGAGGTCTATGCCTCGTTGGGATGTACGCATTTACGGGTCTCCAAAAACGACGAAGCCCGCGCAAGGCGGGCTTATCTTCGTCGGAAAGGTGTTCGGGTCAGCTACCGGTCAGGATCGCCAGCAGCACAGGAGACGACAGCCAAGCGGCGGCTCCACAGGCGAGGATCAGCAGGCTGACCCCGATGCAAAAATTCAGGAAATGACTCGTTGGCATTTTGACCTCCAGCCAGTCTTTAACCTTCAGCAAGATTGGTCTACGATTCACGTATGTTCTGCTCCTTGTCCTTCCCAAGGGGTGGAAATAAAAACCCCCGGCACGCTGTGAACGTCCGGGGGTTTTGCTTTTCTGTCTTGCGCGACTACCAGTCGGTTTCGATGCTCAGAGAAACCCTTGGATGGTCGAGTTCGGTATACATGCTTTTCACTGTTGCCTTTGTGATCCGCCCACCCGCCTTCATCTTTCGGGTGAAGAACGCGGCCCGATCTCTCTTGATGTAGCCGATTTGTACGTCAGTCGGGAGGAACAGGGTGAACCAGCGCCGAACATGCACGTAGACGGCGATGGCATTGGGGTCGTGCGGGTTGTCCGGTTCTGGCACTAGCTTGACTTCCATTCCGGGGCGCACAGCCAGGCGTATTCTGCCGCTACGACCTTCGAATCCTGTGCCCGTGACAATCACGCTGTACTGCATGGCAATCCCTTATTGATCAGTTGTCAGCAGGTCACGACGCTATCAATCGCCCGTGCATGACGCCAGACCTCGAGGTCACAGTTCTCTTGTCCAGTCGCCGAGCCCCTTCGCCTTCATCTTTTCGAAAGTCTGGCGCGCACGCTCAACCAGCATGGGAGCCAGGGGGACACCCTGCTCGTCTACGAGAACCTCAACGAGTGAGCACCTGCATCCCTCTGAATTGCCATCACGCGCATACCACTCCCTTACCTGATCAGCAGTGAAAAGCTTTCCATGCCTTGCTGCGTGAGAGGTTCGGGTATCTGGACGAAGGGCCGATAGATGCATAAACAAAGTCCTGCAACCGTAGCTGCTGGACGCGCTATTCAGCTTAGCCATTCGATTCGCATGGATGCTCGCTGAGTCGATTTCCTTTTTAGCCACCCCAGCCCCTCATGAACGTTGACGAATGCTGGCGTTTATTCCATATTCCGCCTGCCGCTGCAAATTCAGCGGTCGGGCTTGGCCGCCCGAATCGGTAAGGCGCACAGCGCCGCAGGGCGTTTTTTTGTGCCCTCGCTTTATGGCGGGCTGTGCGTGGGACACCTTCGGGTGTGCCGGGAGCCTTACCCCCGGTCGGCCAACCCGCGTACAGTTCGCCTCCCTCTTCTTGGTCGCAGAGATGGCGAACTCCCAAACAGGTAAGGAGTCCTCATCATGCAAACCGCTCAAGTAATTCCGTTCCAGTTCGACGCTCGCGAAGTCCGCACCATGCTGATCGACGACCAGCCATGGTTCGTTGCTGCCGATATCGCCTCTGCTCTCCAGTACCTGACTGCAAAGGATATGGCGCGGAATCTGGACGATGACGAAAAGGGTAGGCAGATTCTGCCCACCCCTGGCGGCGATCAGGAAATGCTGGTCATCAACGAGTCTGGGCTGTACTCGGCGATCCTGCGCAGCCGCAAGGCCGAGGCCAAGCGCTTCAAGAAATGGGTGACCGCCGAGGTGCTTCCTGCGATTCGCAAGTATGGTCGCTATGAGGACTCCAGCAACAAGATGGCAACCCTGGTTGGCGAAACCATAGGTACCGACGGCTTCCACATGCTCGGCTCGTTGATCAAGGGCAAGGTCGCCGCCCTCCCCGTCGAAGTCCGCCGCCGCGCCACCGCGAAAATCTGGTCACAGACCCATGCCGCATTCGGGGTTCGGTCTGCCACAGACATCCCCGCCAATCAGTTGGATGCGGCCCGCAACTTCGTCGCCGCCTACAGCGTTCACGAAGGCGAATGGCTGCCGAAGCCTGAAAAACGCTGCGGCACCATGCTCAACGACCACCAACTCTACGACGTGTACTTCGTCTGCCACCACTTCCAGTACCTGTTCGAAATCTTCAAGCGCCACAGCCTCTACAGCTTCCTTGGGCAGCACGGCTCCCGCGCGGGCGTAGAGATGATCGACCACTTCAAGGATGGCTACATGGGAGTCTGGAAGCTCAGGAGGGATTTCGATGGTGAATTCGATGCAGTACAGAGGCGACTGAGGATCAACCGGTACTCTGATTTCAGCATCAGATAGCGGCTTGCACAGCTACACTCTCCTGAAATAAAAAAGCCCGCTTCTTAGGCGGGCCTCTATTTATCTGAAAAATTACTTCGTCATATAGTTAAAGTTTATAGCCAATGAGCATCCTTTAGACCATTTAAATGGATACTCAGATGAAACGTCCTTTCCATTTACTTGAATATTAAGCATTTTAGTTTCTGGATCTATAAATGCATAGGCGGTGAAATCTTGCTCTGAATTACTGTCATACAAATGAGCTAAGAATCCTCCTTGGCGTATGTCAGGTATTTCACTAACAGGAAGGACAAATCGCCAAGGTAAAGAATCGAGAAACTCTGTTCTATCCCCTGCCTCAAAGACGATCTGAACATGACATGATCCATAGCCCAATGAATAAATGCCCTCCGCAACGCCGTCTCTTACAGAAACGCCCCAATCGCTAGGAGTGAAGGAAAATGACTCAGCAAGTCCGCTCATAATTCACCATAAGATAAGTTGATGGAAGGTCGCATCATACCAACCATGCGAGCAGAAACGCGAACTCAAGCGAAGCGAAATGGATTGCGACCGATATTCCATGATCGCCCGGCCAGCCGGGACGCGCAGTCCAGCGCCAGGACCGCCTGATCCCGCCCCATTTCACCATCCAGCTTGCCAGCCATACGGCAGTGCCGTATATTCATGACATGCGAACAGTCATCGAAACCGAGATTTTCAAGCGCTATGCAGGCGGCATCTGGAACGATCCCGAACGGGAGGAGTTCATTGCGTGGATTGCAGCCAACCCCTTGGCCGGAGATGTGATCCCAGGATCGGGTGGGCTTCGCAAGGTTCGCTGGTCTCGCCAAGGCATGGGTAAGCGCGGCGGCGCGCGCGTGATCTACTACAACGCCGAAGAGTCGCAAGCCATCTGGCTACTGATAGCCTACACAAAGTCGAAGTTAGATAACCTACCAGCATCCACCTTGAGCAAATTGAAAGAGGCTATGAATGGATAAGGAACTTGAAACCTTCGAGGCCGATCTCCTCGCCTCGATTGACGAAATGAAGAAGGGGAAGGCCGCCCGTTCGACGCAGGTCGAACTTTCTCCGATTGCAGAGATTCGTGCAAAGGTTGGAATGGCGCAATCTGAGTTCGCACTCCTCCTGGGAGTTAGCGTTCGTACTCTACAGGAATGGGAGCAGGGTAGAAGGTCTCCTTCTGGAGCAGCGAAAACCTTAATTAAGGTTGCAAGCAAGCATCCAGAAACGCTTCGTGAACTGCGCTAGCTTGGTTACGTCGAAATCTCAACTGGATAATTAAAATGAAAAACAAATCAGCAAGAACTTTAGACGAGTATACGAATGCCATGTTCAATATCCGCACCGATGAAACAGAAAAAATATCAACAGAGATAATCAATCTGCTCATCGGCACAGCTTTTTTTATCGCCATTGCAATGGCATCCGAATATTTTAGCGAGCCTAGTAAATCACACCATCAACAAACGGTCGCTCCCCACGTGCAACGCTAACAACAAACCGATGAGTGCTTTTAGTGTTCGATGAATTTGGCGTTATTGTTATTCCTGCCTGAGAGATACTTACAACTCCGGAACTTGCCCCATTTGTCTCAAGCTCCATCTGTCCAGTCACTGGAAGGTCAACGAACACGCCAGAGTCAGATGAGTATGTTCCAGAGAAAGCAACAGCAGACGTACCAGAGACGCCAGAGACATAAAATCTAAACAGAACATTCGCGCCATTGTTTCGAGTTGCAGTTATCACCCTGCTTGGAGGAATCGAACCAAAGTCCGCATTTTTTATTGTCGTGCTTGTGATTGATATCGGCATCCACCAATCATGGTAGTCGAGCGCTTGTTTTTTCGAGCTAACTGAAAGGCCGAGTTTCTTAGCAATAGTCTCCGCTATATACTTATGCCCATGAACGTTTGGATGGGAACCATCCGAAAAGAGCTTAAGAGTATTTACAAGATAATTTGCATCTGCTGACTGCGATCCTTTTCTAAAGAAATCGGCAAACGGTATGTATAGCCCCTGAGTCTCGTCAGCGAGTCGCTTTAGCTGCTTCCTTGTATTGTTTGTATCTGGGTAACTCCACAAAAAATCAGGCACCACTACAGGTACGCTATTTTGATTTGAATAGCTTATCAGCCAATCAATTCTTTTTACGAACTCTTCATAGTACGCCGTATCAGACTCATTGTCTGACGCGTCATTGACACCTAGTGCCATGATGAATAGAGAGGTTCCTGCCATCATCGAACTGATGACGGACTCATCCACCCAGCGAAGCCTACGGCCAGAATTTGAAAAATTATGAAGAGCCGACTGACTATAGGCGTTAGCATATGAAAAACCAGAAAATTCAACAGTTGCGGCAGATGTAGTAACAACCTCGATTACACATTTCCCAAACCCATTATCTTTCAGGGTTACAGCCTGGCCTTGCAAAGCGTTTACAACTGAGGCCTGTGTATTCACACTAGCTACTACCGATCCATTAACTTTTATGTCAAACGTTCCCCCTCCAGGCCTTGCGACGTAGTAAACCGTGCATGCATCCTGAAATGTTGGAATTGTCGACCTTATAATATTGCCAACCTCATTTGACACCCACGATAACCCTTGAGGAACATATGATCCGCTTTCATTTGATCTATAAACCCAAGAGTGGGTTCCTGATGTTTTTGCGAAATCGATAGAGTGGATTTCATTAGAGGTATTTCCAGCTCCGTCAAAGAGAGACATCAGCGGCGTGAATCCATAAGTTAGAGTGCCGATCTCGTTGTAGAGCATTCTTCGCAGAAGATTCACCCAGCCATTCCGGTATATTCTCCCGGCAAAAGCCCCATGAGAAATAGAATCACCAAGCACATACATAGTTGGGGCGCCTGATATTCTCGCTCTTACTCTGGTTAGCATCTGCGCGTTACCAAATGCGCCAGTCATCGCTAAGTTAGATGCTTCCTCAGCCTTTCCATCAATATCTTTTATTGCGTACCCAACCGTATCTGATGGGTACGTTTCCGCCGGATCGTAACCCATCATTCCGGCGCCACCCGGAGCTCTCAACTGCTGACGCAGCGAGCGGTCGACCTGGGCAACCAGCAGACTCTCGTCGGTGGCCCAGTTCCCGCTGAGGCTGACCGGGAAATCTGCTGGCAGTTGAACGCTATACAGGTTCCCGTCACGCTGAATCAGTTGAGTCGGGCGATCAACAATCAGCGGAGAGCCGTCGACATACTCCAGCGGCACCGGCTCGTAGCCGGAGTTGGCGAGGAAGTCGTTGAACTGTTCTTCATACCCCTTCATCGTTAGGCGAAGAACGCCGAAACGATCATTCCACGTGGTATTTACCCGGTCGTTCATTGCCGCGTCGAAGTTCTCGGCGTTGTCGTACAGATCACGCGGGTCTTTGGAGCCAAGCGGATTGCCGGTGGCATACGTAGTCATGCAAATTCTCCAAGCATAAGAAAGCCCGCTCTATGGCGGGCTTGGTTTTTTGTGTGCGGGTCAGTTGGGGGCGCTGGCGTCGTCGAAGGTGTAGACCCTGGGGTCGTAGTTCACCGCACGAACAGATGCCGCGGTATTTCCGTTGGGATCAATGGAACTGATCAGGGCCGGGTATGGGTTTCCCAGCAGCAGGTGTGGAGGTTCGATCTCCCAAGAAACATCAGGGATGAAATCGATGCTGGGAATGCTCAGCCGGTAGTCGTCGATCCTCGACGCCGGATATCCACCGGAAACCGTTCCGTCTGGGCGCCGCAGGTAGAGCGCTGGCGAGTTCAGCAGTGACCAGTCGAGCGGCTCGCTGGACTCGATCAGGACCGAGCTTCCAGAGATCACGAACGATTTCAGGTATGCGCTCTGCGCCAGTCCTGGGCCGGGAACATCGCCGGCAAGGGCCACGTAATCCCAGAAGTCGCTGTTCAGCGCGTCGAGGCCGGTATCGAACGAATACTCTGTTCTCCGGTATCGCTGAGCCATCCGGCGGCGCATCCCGTAGCGCCAGGCGCGATCGCGGTTTGTGACACCGACAGCCGTGATCTTCTCGACCTTCCTGCCGACATCGCCGGGCAGCCGGCACTGGACGGTATCTTCGATCCAGCCGTTGGCATTGACGAACTCCACATCGACTCCGTCATAGTCGTCCTCAGACGGAGCGCTGATGCTGATCCTCAGCGGACCATCCATGTTCTGCGGCGAGTACATGTGCCCGAATGTGGTCCTTGGTTCGTCTCGGGCTGCGGAGATCACGCCGCGCTTGATGGTCTTCTCGGCGTACCCGGCCGCAAGCACGTCGTCCATGATCTGGGCGACCGTGACCTTACCGTCCTCGTAGATCATGTCGAACGTGTCGCCGCGGGACTTCCAGATGGCGTCCAGCCGATCAAGCTCTTCGAGGTCGAGGTCCGCATCGGTGTAGCCGCGCTCCTTCGCGATGTAGCAGAGGAACGGAACGATGTCTCGCGTTGCGATCTCGGGTGTCCATGCACCGTTCTGCCGAGTCGGTAGCATGCGAGTAGCTTCTACCGAAACGCGGCTTTCGGTCTGCGCTGCGATACGGTCAGACGACCGATACCGGACAGCCATTACCGTGACGCCGGCGTAGGACGATGGAGCCTGGAGGCGCGCGCGCATCCCGTACCACTGGGTGCGGTCTCGGTACTCGGATGTTGAGTTGCCGCCCTGGTTGACGAACACTTTTCTGATGCGAAACTCGGGACGCATCATGTACGGCAGCGGGATGCCGTCCGTAAAACCCTGCTGGTCGAGAGAACTGCCAGCATGGTTCTTGCTGACCGTCGTCCATGCGCCGCCGATGGCCATGTCTCGCCACTGGATGTCGTAATAGGTGCGGATCTGGTAGATCTGCCCTTCCCTGCCTACGCCGCACAGGCCTTCCGGGCAAAACACGTCGATCTCGACGAAGTTGGTCTTCTCCGACACAGGGCATGCAGGGAATGGCCCGCGCCAGCCCCCTTCGAGGCTGGTCGGATCGATGGTGACTCGGGACGTAGACGAGTTGAGAGCGGTGAATCCTGGCCAGTCAACATCGACACCACCCGCACTGGTCAGCCGCTCGACTGTGAGTTGCTGCGCGCTGTACGCCGTGATCCGATAGCGCAGTCCGCGCGGGCCGATTGCTGCATTGCCAGAACCGGTCTGCAACGCATTAGCCGGCGAACCGTTGCTGTAGTTGAGCGTCATCGACGTGGAGGTGATGTCGTTTACGATGTAGAGGCCGCCGTTGGTGCCAACAACCTCGATCTCATCGCCAACATCCAGCCCGAGCTGAGCGATATCCCCCGTCACGACGTCGCGATTCGTCCCGCCGCCATCGTTCACCGAATAGGGGTACATCGCCTCAACCCGCAGGATCGTCCCCGCAGCCCAGTCAGAGGGGAACGACCCGGCTCCGGCAGAAATAATGATGTTCGTTCCGGAAAACGTGAACGTAGTTGCCGACGGGTTCGGGGTGAGATTGGAGCTCTCGGTCAGGTCAAGACCGGCGTTGCCGGTTGAACTCGCGCCAACCTCTTCGACCAGATGCCACCAGACCGATGCAGGGTGCCCGCTGACGTTCTGCCCTGGTTCGAAAATCTGGAAAGAGGCATCAGCGCCCAGTGCCAGGAATGACGTGTCACCGATTTTCGCTGCACCTTCGGCGATCTGGAACCGACCACGCCCAATGCACAGCAGCATTTCGGTCCACTGCTCACGCGGACCGGCGAAATACTTCCGGGGCGGCAGGATGTAATCGGGATAAATCAAGCGACGGCCAGCGACTTCGCGGATCGCATCGCCGAGCTTGACTTTGTTCCCGCGCGCGCTGGTTTCAGAGAGCGACGCGCCCTGTCCGGGGTTCGTCGGCATGCCGGGCAATTGAGGCATGAGCATCCGAAAAACGGATTGCGCACCCTTGAAAAGGGCCGCAGTAATCGTGAACGGATCAGTCCCGCGCGGGAGCTTGTAGATCCTCACAATGTCGTCGCGGTCGATGATGCGCTCGGCCCACTCACCGGGATGGATGAACTCCTCATGGGCCTTTTTCTGCTTGTCGGTGAGGTCATCGCAGAGCGCAACCTCGGCGGGGACGACACCGATGGAGAACGGGTGGACATCGTGGCAGCGGTACCCAGGCGAATTCGCAGTCAGCCAGGAATGAATCGTCATCCTGCGGCCGATCGGATGCCGCTCCAGCGGTTCTCCGTCAAGGAGCGATGGGTAGATTTCGATCACGGTAGAAGACCACCTTGGAGTATTTGTCGGAGAACTTCTGGAGCGGGGTGAGTGAAACCCCGCTTCCCGGGTTGATTTCGAGAACCCGGAGGCGTCCATCCACCTCAACCAGCAGACCTACGTGATCGAGCAGCCGCCCTCTGTAGGCCGCGGCGATGACCCCAGGTCCTGGCTCGCATTGCTCGAGCGCGCGCTGGATCTCCGTATCGCACGCCCTTTGCATCGAAACCGGGGTGCGCCGCGTGACACCGCCGAAGTCGGTCAGCATCGGCAGCCCGAACAACTCAACCCGCGCGATGAGCGTCAGGCCCCAGCAGTCAAGGCACGGCAGGGCCCGTCCGCCCTCGGTATAGATGGCGGTGAGGTATCTGTTCGGCATGGGGTCAGGGCCAGTATTTGAGGCCAGGGAACTCGCTAACGTTGTAGATGTGGCGCAGCGCGGCGGTGTTGATGAGGTCGTAGTAGCCGGCTTCTACCTGGACAGAGAGGCTTTCGAAGTCGACCCCTTTCACGCGCATCCGATACGGCCGCTCGGCCGGCGCAGTCAGGTCGCTTTCGAGGTAGATTCGCAGGACAAGCGTGACCGGCTCTCCGGCGTCGATGGCCTCGGCAATATATTGCTGAGCAAAGCCAGTCACGTTGTCGATCGCAAAGCCAACGTTCTGGTTCCCGCTGTTGTCGCGCTTCGGGATCGAAACGTCGATAGCGCCAGCGATGAATGTCAGTAGCCGTCCGTCTTCTGTCATGCAGGTCAGGTCTTTGAACCCCTGACAGATGAGGATCGGATCGGGCCTGGAGGGCCGAGTAATTTCGATCGTTGCAATCGGAAGATCCGGCCCATCCGATGCATAGAACCGCTCAAGAGCCGTCGCCATGCCGCGGCCACTCCCTGTTCATTGCGATGTCGAAGATATCCGCGAGGAGGATGTACTCGGGCAGAATCTCGGCCCACCCAGCATCGATGACGGGGCGCTCACGCAACTCCAGTGTGGCGGTGAAATCCCAGAGCGAGATACTGCCGCTGACCAGCTTTGGACCGTCATAGATGTCGGTGAATCTGGCGGCATACGCACGCAAACCATCAGGAGTCTCCGGCGTCTTTAGCGGGCATTCGAACCAGTGGTAACCATCCACTAGAACATCACGAAACCATGCCTCAAACAGCATTGCCTCACTGTCGTTGAGCCTCCACCTGACGCTTGCCATAGTTGGAGTAGCGGTGAAGTGACGCCTCTGCCTCGCCCTCCCCGTCTGCATCTCCGTGCGGATTAGAGGGCTAACAGGGGTAAGCCCATAGCCCTCCCGCTGAGGCGGGCAGATATTTGGGTACTGCTTCATGTCCCGCTCCTTCGAATTCCGAATGCCTGGGCAATCGCTCTGGATGCCGGGCCGTCGCCATTGATGTCAGCCACGAACACTTCCAGGAACTCTTGTCGCCCATCTCTCCGGCGCTCCACCTGGCCTGCACGGGATTTGTTCTCCACGATGTTGACGGTGGTATTCCCGCTCTGTCCCTGGTTTGACCGAACGTCGTCAAGCGTCCGGTCTAGCTTTGCACTTGTCTCTGCGGTCGTTACCCGCTCGCCCTTCTGGAGTAACCAGGTGCCGGTCTCCGGAACATCATCAATGCCATCGTGAGCCATGCCAGCAAGGGCGGACGCAGCAACTCCGGCAACCATTGGAGCGGTGATGCCGGCAGCCGAAGCAGCCGCCGCCGGAGCCAACAGCGGGCCTACGATTGGGATTGCAGCGGTGCTCGCAAATGCCGCCAGTTGAGCCTGGAAGGCAGTTGCTTGTGCGTTCGCGATGAGAGTAGAGGCGGCGCTAGCCTGAGCAGCTTTCCCGCTCACCAGTTGCACCGCCTGATAGACCAGCCATTGGGCGGCCATCTGCGCGAGGGCATTGATGATGCTTGTGGCCATCGTCTGCGCGATGTTCTTGAAAACATCGGCAAGACTCTCGCCGTCCATGATCATCGAAGCGATGCCGTCTCCTACAGCAGATGTGAGCCCGTCCAGTGTCTGCGTGGTGAAATCGGCAGCCTGTTGTTGATAATCCGTGGCCGTGTCGCGGTAGTTTTCCCAGGCAGACGTGACGCCATCCAGCCAGTTGCTCTGAGCCTCATCCTGAGCCGCGTAGTACTCATGCTGGATTTCCAGACGCTCGGCCAGAGCCTGGCGGAGGAGGTCAGTTTCTTGGTCGTAGAGTTCCTTGCTGATTTCTGCGCTGTTGAACTGCTTCTGTAGATCGGCAAGCTGTTTGTTGTAGCCCTGCTGGATCTCCAGGTCTGCCCGCAGTCGCTCTCTCAGCTTGTCGCCGCTGCCCGATCCGGCCAGTTCAATCGCAAATCCTGCCCGTGCAGTTGCGTTCGATTCATTGAGCGTTGCACGGAAAGCCTGAGCTTTCGCCGCATCCTCGTTCGCCTGCTTTAGCTGCTTCAGGCGGTCAAGTTCTTCTGCCAAGCCATTCAAGCGTTTCTGCTGCTCGGCATTGATGCCAACCAGCTTGCCCGACTCGATTTCGAACTGAAGCTTTGCTACCTCGGTGGCATCCTTGCGCTTGTCGACTTCCGTGTTGATGAGCGCTATCTGTCGCTGATACGACTGCTCAACCGTCTCGTAGGCGCTTTGCAGCTTCTTGGCAGCAACCTGGGCTTCTTTCCCCGGCGCCTCGAACGTCCCGGTCTTGTTCTTTTTCCTAAGATCATCGAGGAGCTTGGCTAGCTCTTTCACTCGGCCATTAACATCACCAGTGCCGGCGTTACCAATGAACTCCAGAACTTCGACGATCTTCTTGCCGGAGCCGACCATGTCTTCGGCAAAAACCGAAGTGCTTGCTTTCACTCCGTCCAGATTCTGAACGAATCTCTTTGCCCACCCAGCCGGCCCGGAGGCGATCTCAAGCCATGTAATCCCCTCGAATGCAGAAGAGGCTACTGCCGCAGCGCCGGCAATCGACTTGCCTACAAGCTGGAAGGCTCCAACAGTGGCTACCGCCGCTCCGGCAACGAGCTTCAGCGTGGTGACAAGAAACTCCCCAACGGCGACCATCGATGTCCCATCCTTTGAAACATCGAGTAGCTTCGTGGCGAAGTCGCTCAGCACGGGAATCAGCGCAGACGTAAGTTGGTTCTTGAGTCCCGTGGTGCTCTGTTCTACAAGCCAAGTGGCCGCCTGAAGCTCGCTAGCCGACTTAATCGTCTTCTCGTCGAGAATCGCACCAGCGGCCTGGGCGGCGTCACCAAAGGTCTTGAATCCCTCAGCGTTATTGCGAAGCAATGGGAGCAGCGCAGTCGCATCGCTCGCAATGGCCTCAAGATAGAAGGTCATGTCCGACTGGCTGACCTTGGCCTTTTCCAGGCTTGAGACGTACAAGCCAAGGGCCTGGGGGCCGCTCAGATTCCGGAACTGGTCTGCGGTCACGCCAACTTTAGGCGCTACGTTCTCGAAGAAATCGGCAAGCGCGCCACCGCCGGTATTGAGGAAGTCGCCTACCTTGTCGTTCACATCCTTGAAGATGTCAGCAAGCTTCTCTTGCTCAATGCCGACCAACTTTGCGCCGGCCGCATACTTCTGAAACTCAGTCGTGCTCGCATTGGCAACGCTAGCAAGGTTTGCGATTTCATTGGCATTGCGAACGGTGGAGACAGTGAGAGCAGCAAGCGCGGTGATTCCTGCCGCAGTGGCAGCGCCAATCGCAGCCCCCACCTTTGCCGCATTTTTCTCGACCTCTTTGCGCCACTTTTCCGACCGGCGCTCGGCGGCATCCATGCCGGCCACGAAGCCGCCAACCTTGGCGATGAGATCAAGCGTAAGCGTCCCTAGGCTGCGTGATGCCATTACCGGGCTCCAATGAAAAAGCCCGGAATGATCCGGGCAAAACGAAGGACTAGGCCCAGGTCTCGAGGGCCTGATCTAGACTGATTACGGGTTCTTCTTCATGCGGCATGAAGTCGTACAGCTTGTACGACTCCTTGCTGTGCGTATTGGCGTAGAGCGCGGCGAGCAATGCCGATCCACGCTCTACCCTCATGCCGATATGGAGACTCCCGCGCTTGCTCCGGAACTTGCACCAGCTCAGGAACTCCCGGTAGGTGAGACGCGACTTGGCTTCTGCGATGGTTCTGCCGCCAATCCCGCACATCACCAGCTCATGCCACACCTCATCTAGTTCGCTGAGCTGGTCGTCTTTCCCAGGTTGTTCACCTCGGCGATAACGGTGAGCAAGGCGATGGTCAGGTTTCCATCCAAAGCGCCGCGACCGGGGTCGGCCTCGCCGGTGATATCTGCCGGCGTGAACACCGGCCGCCCCTCTTCATCCACGATTGACGCAGCGATTCGACCCGCTACGCCATCCACCTTGCCATTCATGGCCAGAAGGTCAGAAACAGCAGTGCTGTACGACAAGGGCCGGACGTACACGGTTGCAGTCAGTTCCTTGTCGCCCTGCTTCCAGGTGATCTCTTTTTCGATGGGGGCGCCGGTGAAGGCGCCAGCTTCTTTTAGGGAATCAATCGACAGATGCATGACCACTCCTTAAGCGGATTTGCGAATCCAGGCGGAACCGCCGGAGCGCTGAATGGTTGCGGTAGAGGTCACCACAGCGTTGGCTGCGAAATCGAACGGGAAGTCGCTCACATAGCCGCGGAAGACGAACCAAGTGCGCGTCGGTGGCAGAACGAAATCCCAATCACCGTTGCTGTCCTGAGCCTCGGTGGGTGCAATGCCGATTCCGTCAGACCAGCCAACCGCGAAAGCGATGTCCTGATCGATCTGGTCGTCAGACTCGGACAATTGGTAGAGGCGGATATGGGAGCTGTTGCGCGGGTCAGCGTTGAGGGTCAGCGAAGCCTGTCCCGGCGTGCGCAGTCCGCGCAGGTAGCGCCGAACAGTTTCACTGAGGCATGTGGTTTCGATCTGGTCGGCGGGGTTGCCGCCGGGGTTGAACGCGGTTGCGCACTCGACCTCGATTACTTCGTAATCACCAGTCGGGCTGCCGCTAGAATCTCTGGACGGAACCAGGGCATAGATCTGGGTTCCTTGAGCCAAAATTGCCATTGTGTTTCTCCTGTGGCGGGTTTCTTGGAGCACAAAAAAACCCGCTCAAGGCGGGTTGGTCGGTATTGGTTGGTCTATCGCTGGACTATCCAGTCGATGTCAAAGCTGACTCGGTAGGTCTTGGTATCAGGGTCAACAGATTCCCCTCCCCAGCGGACTACATAAGCTGATAGCTCAATGGCGTCCCTGATGGCCTTTGCTGCATCTCTGGCTTCCGCAGCGGTGGCTGAGAAAATGTCCACCTGGATGGTGAAACCATCGGCGTCAGGACGGCCCCACAGGTAGTTCTCTGGCGACCCCGATATGGTCTGCCATGTTGCGTACGGTTTAACGACGAGCTGGGGGGCCAGGCCAAACTGATACATCCTCAGCGGGGACGCGCCAAGGATCGCGGTAACAGCGGGACTACTTGAGCAGACCTTAAAGATTGGCGGGTACATCACCCCTCCAGAATTTTGTCTATTTGCTTTTCTAGCTCGATGGCAAACGCATTCGTCGCTTCCTGAACGGTGGTCTCAAGCGCTGGCCGCATGAACGGCTTCGCCCGCGTTCTTTCTGTGCCAAACTCAACCAGCCGCCAGTACCAGGTATCGCCCCCGGGATTGTTCCTACCCTCCCCGCTGAGTTCTCCGTACTCGCTCATATCCCGAGCGCCGCCGCGGACTCCGATTCGATAGCCAAGGTCGCCGGTCTGGCGATTCATCCTGGTCATCCACTGCATCGCAATGTTCTTGGCGATCATCTCGCGAGTGGTTTTATCGTCAATCCCTCTCGCATTCTGACGCGCCTGAGCGCGGACTATTGAGGCTGCTCTTGCCAGGGCACGACGGCCGCCTTTCTTCTTCACCATCGGCGACATTTGGCTCAGCTTCTCGATGACCTCATCCATCCCGGTCATGCTGAACTCAACGGTATCAGCCATGGAATCTCCGGAACGCAAAGCTGGTGATCCCTTCTCGGCCGAGGTCGGATTCGCGCTCGTTGATCTCGACGCACCCGAAGTTCATCTTTGCAAACCAGCCGATTAGGCCGCGCACGCTCCAATAGTGGAGGTGTTCGCCTGGCTTGAAGTGCTTCGACTTCAGGCAATCGGCCTGGTCCTTGTAGACGGGCATGGAGACGAACAGCCACTCGCCAACATGGTCGAGCAGCTTCTCCGGCTCGGGAATGTGTTCCAGGCTGTCCCAGCAGGTCACAGCCTCTGCGTGGTGCTGGTACGGGTCGTAGTAGCGCTCCTGCGCCCTCAGCCAAGCCACCGCTTCCGGATTCACGTCAAAGCCCATCGCGCCGGACTCTGTGACGAAACGGCCTCCGCCGATACCGATGTCTACCACCTGGCCGGCAAAGTGACGGCGCACCAGATCAATACGAGCCTGGGTCAGCGCAGCGCCCATCGGGGTAGCGTCAAGCAGCTGGTACTTCTCGAAATACGGTCCCGTGTAGTCCATCGGAGGGCGCGGGTGGAAGCCCATGCCAAGCTCTTCAGACCAGAGCAGGCAGTCGGTCAACACAGGCGGCAAAGCGTGCGTCATGCCTGGCCCTCCTGCTCACTTTCGAACAAGCGGAAGAAGTGCTGTTTGAGTCGTTCGTAACCTGCTTCTGTCAGGCAAAGGTCAACATACTCCCGACCGTCAACCAAATAGGAAGAGAGCGATTCGAGGTCAACAGTCGGGATCAATCCCTCATCGGAGCCGAGAGCGTATTTCGTGGTCATGGTGTCATCTCGATTTGAAGTGCGTCAGCCCACTTCGAAAATTTTCTTTCGTAGTCGGTGATTCTCTTGTCGCAGTTGTGTTCTTTGAGGGTGCAGCGGCAGAACCTGTCGGGGACCGCGAAGGTGATGCGGGACAGGTCCATGCACTTGTCGGTGATGTGTTCCGGCGAGTTGTAGCCGCCCTGGCCGCCGCAGATGATCCAGGCCGGCACCTTGGCGGCGATGCTGGCCGGAACGATCCAGCCGATGCCGCCAATCACGGCATCTGCGTGCTGGAGTAGCGCCAGCAGTTGTTCAACCGGCAGTTCGCCCTTGTGGAACTGGATGTCTGCCGGCGGGAGTGGATCAAGCGCCCATTCCTTGCCCGGCTCTAGGTCTGCCACGGAAACCACTTTCCAGCCCCTGCGGCGCATCTCTGAGGCAGCGCTGGCGATGTACTCGGGCAGTGGGTTGCGCGTGTCTGCGCGCCACTCAGCGCGAACCGTGGCTGGGCGAACCAGCACATAGCGCCCATCGACTGGCGGAGGACCAAAGTCCGGCAGGTCGAACTCGCCGGGTTCGCAACGGAACGCCTTGCGCAGCCCCTGAATGATCGGGTCTCGGCCGTAGGCGATGCGCATTTGGCCGCCGCCGACAGGGCGGTGCCAGTCGTGCTCGCGCTGGATGTTCTTGGCCTGGGTTCTCAACTGCGTCGCCGGGCGAACGCACTTCACGTCGAGGTCGAGGTAAAGCTCTGGCCAGGGTGTTTCGAGGAATGCGCCTGGGTACTTCCTCAGGAATGCCCTGGAATAGATCGAGTCGCCGAGGCCGAGCATTCCACGGATCAGCATGGATCAGTCAGCCAGTCTGCTACGCAGTTCGTAGCCCATCAGTGGCCAGATTTTGGAGACGGCATTCTGCCGGGAGATTTTCCGGCCGATCTCCGCGTCGAAGTTCGCCGGGCTCGCACAGGCCGACTCGCCGGTGACGGTGAAGCCGTTCTTCAGTACCAGTACGCAGAAGGTCAGCAGGCCGAGCGATCCATGTACGCCCGCAACCACTGCGTCAGGATTGCAGTCAGGCCTCTGATTCACACCATCAGCCGCAGTGAAGTAGTACTCGCCAGCGATATTCGCCTCGATGTCTGCCGGCGTGATGCGTGGCGCAGTCAGGCCCTTGGCTTGGATTTCTTGTTCGATTGCTTCGTCGGTCATTTCATGATCTCCAGAAACGACGAAGCCCGCACTTGGCGGGCTTTTCGTTGGGTGGTTCGGGTTAGGCAGCGTCGAGCCCGAGAGTCAGTTGCAGTTGGCCGCGCCAGTGCTCGACTTACCGAGCATATTTCTGACGACTTCGTTCAGCTCGCCAGGCGGCGTGGTTTCCACGACCTGGAGAAGCTCGGCAGCCCTTGCGTGCATTCCCGTTTCCTTAGCTCGGTTTATTGCCAGATGAATCATCGCGGCGTACATCCCTGATGATCTGGCGCATGAATCAAAAAATGCATCGGTAGCCTCTGGCTTTGGCTGCTTCTCCTTGGCCATATCAGCCGACTCGGCGAGAACCGACTTGACGAGGCCAAGGTCGAGCACAGAAAACACCTCAGGCTCATGCTGCTGGGTTAGCCCAGCGAATCGCTTGAGGGCGATCTTCTCAGCATCAGCAAGGCACGTGTTTACGGGCTGAACTACTAGATTGACAGCAACCGATCTCAGCAACCCGTGAGCTGAAAGAGCTTCCAGTCGCGACTTCATGTTCTGAGTTTTCCCCACCTTCATCAGTCCGTGGCTGAAGGTCAGGCAGTAAAGCACTGACTGGCCCGCATAACGGCCTGCAATTTCTTGCAGAAGACTCCATCTGCTTGTATCGCGCATCTGACTTACCTCGCTCATCAGACGAATAGAAACGCAGCGGGGCGGACGGATGAGCGGACATCCGCCGTTCGGCTGTACGGGCCTAGCTGCGTGTTGAGCGCCCTTTCGGGCCAAATAGTTACCGTCCGTCCGTCAATCCATCAGAACAGCGCAGACGCCACTCACGGCGAGCGGTGACATCGGTCTCTGCGCTGGTGATGTTGTAGACTCGGCCATCCCAGATGACCCGCCAGGTGTACAGTTCCAACCGTTCTACGGGGAACCACCGACAATTGATCCTGGCAGTGGTCTCCGCCTGCGTAGCGTCGGCAGCGATCAACTCGCGACCCGGCCCAGTCAGAACCTCTGCGGGCAGGTCGGCGTGACCGGAGAACAGAACCGTCTCCCAGGTCGTCGTCTCTTCCCCCGTGTCAGGGTCTTGTGTGTGGACCTGCCGCTGAAACTGAATGCGGTGACGCATTCGATAGGTCAGCATTCAAACCCCCAGGCCGCATCGGTACGGCATCAGCTTCACTTCGGCCGCCTTGCGCAGCGTTGCGATTTCATCGGGAGCAGCCTGATAGCTGGCCTGAAGCAAAAGGAGCACTCCGATGACCACGCTAGGCGGAATGCCTGGCTCGCTGCTGACTACCTCACTGCTCTCTTCGCATTTACAAAGGCCATCAAGAGACTGGCGCCACATGAATTGGCAGGCCTCGTCTTCGGCCCCGTCCAGCAGCAATTGGAGCTTCGCGTCATCCCATTCATGGATCACATCAAGGAAGGACTTTGCTGTATCAAGCGGGATCAGGCTCATTCAGCACTTCCTCCAGCGGGCGTCGAGCGAAGCAGGTCAGCGCTGTTTCGCGAGTGCAATTGATGATCTCGATTGTCGGGTTGTTGCGCTTCAGGCGCTCGAACTCGGACGGCCATTCGGCGATCTTGCCGGCGCTCCCGAGCCCTTTCGGGTGGTCGCCGTGCCAGTGCGATTGACCATTGGTTTTCTGCATGTCATAGCCCAGCAGGATGATGCGTTTAGCACCCCTGGCGATGGCCAAGGAAACTGCGCCGCCGCCTGAGTTCCTGTAGTGCTCGATGCGCGCCGTCTTTATTCCGAAGGGATTGGCGCTGAGTGTCAGAAGCTCACCACAGAAGTTTGCTTTAGCCTCGGCGGCGTATCTCTCCCACCAGGCCTTATCCATTGCCCACAGCGCATCAGCCCAGGGGGTCAGTCGGAACGTTGTGTTCGTGCAGATGGCCGCCCTCTGCGGCGAGGAGTCCCGCCATTCTCTGACTCGTTCGCAGTCTTCTGCTGTGAGGCTGGGGCCACTTGCGAGGCAGACAGCGACTCGCCAGCCACAGGCTTTGGGATCTCTGATTCCACAATCTGGCACAAGCCTCGGGCCACCAACTGGCGCGCCAGGTGCTCGGATGCGAGGTATGCATCACCGCCGGCCTTTCTCACGCGACCGCCGTCCAGGTATGAACGAACTGGCTTGATCATTACGTCAGGCATAGTCACCTCAAAGAAAGAGGGGCCGGGAGACCGGCCCCTTCCAGTCAGCTGGCGGTCAGCGAACCAGTCACGAAAGCCTCGGGGCGATAGACCGCGAAGGCCAGCCGCTCCTCAGCGCGGATGGTGACCATGTTGTTCTCGAAGTCCTTGTCGTTCTCGGTGGAAACCAGAACCTCGATGTCCATGCGGTCGAAGATCTGGGCGCCGAGAGAGAACGCACCGGTCAGGAACTCGTCCTGAGTGATGGCCTGGGTTTCCACCACCGGCAGACGCCAGAGGGTCGGAGTGGTGCCGTTCTGCGGGCTGCCGATGATGTAACGGTTCTCGGCGTCCTTGGTCAGCTCGATCAGCGCCCAGTCGATGGGGTTGAGCACGATACCGCTGGCCGGGAACTCGGCCAGTTGCGCCTGAAGGATCGCCAGGCGGATGCGGTCGATTCGCTGCTCGGCGGTTACCACTACGCCACTCGGCGGCGCGTAGGCCTGTGCCTGCGGAATGATGCCGTGCAGATTGGCGCCGGTCCCGTTCCCGTAGAGCAGTTGACCTTCTTCGACCAGCATCAGGCCGTAACGAGCGCGCGCATCGATGTAGCTCTGCAAGGCCGAAGCGTCGTCCAGGATCTGGCGACTTGCCTTGAACAGGTGGGCGATAGTGCGAACCGGCGCGTTTTCCAGCTCGAAGGTGAGGTCGGAGTACGGCTTCTGGGTGCCTTCCGAAACAGGAGCGGCGTTGTTGACGAAGCCGGTCTCGCGGACGTACTCGACGGAGTTCGACTCAGTGGTGCCAGGCGCAACCAGGTCGCGGATGGTCAGTCGACGCTGCGGAGCGGCAACGACACCGGGGCGACGATCAGGAGCAACCAGGGCGCCGCCAGAGCTGTCGATGGAGGTGATGGCCGAGCGCGGCATGGATACGCGATGCGAACCGCGCAGGGAACTGGTAACACCCTGCTCTTTCAGGCTCTCTGCGACCATTTGGCCGGCGGTCTTCGGTGCTTCTTCGCCGCCGTCACGCTTCTCGTTGGCCAGCATGGCTTGTTCCGCGGCGCTCAGTCGTGCTTGCAGTTCGCCCTGAGCAGTCAGCAGTTCGTCGACCTTGGCGCGGGTTTCCTTGTTCATCTCGCCGAAGTTGGCGATCTGGGTGTTGACCTGTTCGGCCTGGGTCTTGATCTGGTCACCGACCTGCTTGAGGCTGGCGTTCAGTTCGCCGATTTGTTTTTCGAAGTCGCTCATTGCGATTCTCCTTGGAGGAATTTGGTGATGTCTTGTGCTGCCCGTAGTGCAGCGGAGAGGTCAGGAGCGACAGCGCCAGGCATATCGGTCGGGGTGTCAACACCCCCGCCAGCAGCGCCAAGCATGCTGGTCTTGAAGTCGTTGATGAGTTCATTGCGCTGGCTTCGCGGCATGCCGCTGCGAGCCAGGGCGGCATCCATCCGGCGCTTGGCCAGGATGGCTTCGCTGCGGTTGCTGGGAGCGCTGGAGATCTCGTCGGACTCCAGGAAGGCATCTGCCCACCCTTTGTCGACGGCTTCGCGCCCGCCGATCCAGGTCTCGGCGTCCATCTGCTTCACGATGTCGTCGATGTCGATTCCCGTGCGCTGTGCGTAAATGTCAGCCAGCGTCATGTCGAATGGCTCCAGCCAATCGGCTATCTCACGGAGATCATTCCGATTACCCATGGCGATCAGCCAGGCGTTATGGATCATCAGGAAGGCGGCGCGGCCGATGCGGATTTCATCCCCCGCCATGGCGATGAAAGAGGCGGCAGAGGCAGCCAGGCCGATGATGTTCACCGTGACCTTGCCCTTGTGCTCGCGCAGCAGGTTGTAAATGGCCAGGCCTTCGAACACATCGCCGCCGGGGCTGTTGATATTCACGGTCACATCGACATCGCTGCCTATGGCGCGCAGAGCGCCAGCAATGCGTTTTGCCGTGACACCTTCACCGGTCCACCAGTCGTAGCCAATCGGCTCGTAGATGGTGATCGTGGAGTCCGGGTTATCGCCAGAAGCTGCTCGAAGCTCAGGACGCCATGCATCTAGCGCTTTGGGCGCCAGGTCGCACTGGACGCCCGAGCGCGGGCGAGCCTCCGGCGCTGCCGGAAGATTTCGCAGAGTCATGGGTTACTCCTGTGTTTCTTCGAAGTCGGGCCCAGGAACTTTCAGTCCTGCACCATGCTGATTTACGAGCTGCCGCGCCTCGTCGGCGGTGATCATCTTCCCAACGCCGAGGTAGGCCTTTTGAACCGCCTCTACGGCGGAGAGCTTTCTTTCGTTGCCCCCCCCAGTTGATCGAGGGGGACCAGGTTGGATTGGACGGTGAGAATGTCGCCACCGGGAAGCTCTGGAAGGTTCTCTTTCCGGCGACCTTCGTTGCGGGTCATGAAGCCGTTTTGCGCCATGGTGCTGTACCAGGCAGCGCGACCAGCGCTATCAGCCTTCAGGAACCCCTCAAGTGAGAACTCGGCGTAATAGCGAATCCGCTCGGGCGCAGTTAGCAGTCGCTTGTTGACGCACTGCTGAATCTGATTGGTGATCGAACTGATCGAGAATGTCAGGAACGCGAGCATCTGCTGTTCAAGCCCTGTCCCCCAGTTGCTCCCCTTGTCGGTCTGGCCAATCATCCAGGGCGGCACCCCAAACCATCTGCAAATCTCGATCACGCCATGCTCTCGCGTCTCCAGCAACTGAGCATCGACCGGATTGATGCCGATGGTTTCAGGGGTAATCCCCTGCTCCAGAACCGGGGATCTTCCGGAGTTCATCGCGCCCGATACGGACTTCACATACTCCCTGAACTCCTCCCGCTGCGCAGGCTGGAGAATGCGATCAACCTTGAAGGCGACCGTGGGTAGAAGTCCGTTCTTGAATGTGCCGTTGGCTGCGTCCTCCGCCGACATGACCGAGCCGAAGACATCAACTCCGTACCTGATTGCAGAGAGACCAATTCGACCATCCAGCGTGAACGCCGGGATGTGCAGCATGTTGGTACGCTCGATCTCTCTATGAGCACCCTTCTTTGGCGTATAGAAGTACTTCAGCCGACCGTTGTCATCACACTCCAGGTCGATCCTCGATGGAAGCAGGAAGTCCAACGCAGCCGGTCTGCCAGCAGCGCGGCGAATCTCCGCGTATGCGTTACCCCAAAGCAGCATTGATGCGACCATGGCCTGCCAGAACTGGAAGGCCGTCATGTCGTCATTGGGGCTGTTGTGAACAACATCGTAGAGCGGGAACGACCGAGCATCGACTCTGCTCCCGTCCGCTTTCCGCTCGTACACTCCCAGCGGAAGACCGGCGACAGAAGTAGAGATCAAGCGAACGCAAGCCCATACCGCAGACAGCTTCATTGCCTTGTCGACAGTGACCTTTTTCCCGCTAGACGACTCTCGCCCCAGGAACTGCGACCAGAACGCGCCATCTGTCAGGCGGATGGTCTTATCCTTCCAACCGAACAATGAAGACCTGGGCGCAGACGTAGCACTGCTCAGGACTTTTCCGAGACTCTTACTCACTGGTCAGCCCCTTGCGAATGAACGCCGCTATGGCGAACGCCGACGCCGCACCGGAAATGAGCGCCCAGCCGAGCCCCAGCAGCACGAAGGTTCCGGCTACGAAAAGAGCCAGACCAAGGACGCCAAAGAAGAGGTAGAGGCCAGTAGCGATGTTCATGCGATGATCGGGTTCCGTATGGCGTTCATGAAGTCGTCGCCGTCATCAACGCCGGCAACCAGGGCGCGCCCCATAGCCATGATCAAGGTCACTGGACCGTCGATCTTGCAGTTGGGGTCGTTGTCGTTTTCCTTGCGTGGGTAGATGTTTTCCTTGGCATCGATCTTTGCCGCCACATTTCCCATCATCCAGGTCATGACTGGGTTTCCGTCATGCCAGAGCGTCCGCGCTATCACCCTCGCCTCCACCTCCTTCATCGGGTCGCTCATGTTCTTGACCGTCTGGTTGAAGTCCACGACCGGGATTGAGGTGTTCGAGAGGCGTGTAATCAGGTAGTTGGCCTGCCAGTCGTCGAAGGCGGCATCCTGCAGGTCGATCTGTTTTGCCAGGTCAAGGATGTCTGCCTCGATAAAGGCGTAGTCCGTCATGCTCCCGGGCGTCAGGATCAGGTGACCTTCAAGTGCGAAGTTCTGATACTTCTCGTTTTCCTCGGCAGCAGCTTCAGGGGCATAGAACCGCGGGATGCAGTAGAACTGACCAGCTTTCTCGAACAGCATTACCAGGGCGGCCACGTCTTTCTTACTCGCCAGGTCCAAAGCCATCCAGCAGCGGCAGCCGGCCATGTCCGCAATCGTGAAGTCGCGCTTCTGCCGCTGCCAGGCCAGCATGTTCATCCAGACCGTCCTAGCTCCCACCCACTGGTTCAGGTGCTTGGTGCGGAAGGCGTTCTGCTTCGACGCCGAACGCTTGGCCTGCTGGAGCTGGGCCAGGAGGAAGTCAGGGAATACCGACACTCCGTAATTCGGATTGGCCTTGATCAGGCTGGCCGGGTCATCCCACGGGTCATCCTCGTCGATCGTGTAGATGATCCCGAAAATCGTCTCATCGATCGTCTGACCCTCGAGAATGCGGATCACGTCCCGTCGCTTCTCGTAGCAGGGTCCGCCGAGATTCGATCCCGCCGTCGTGATGATCGACAGCAATGGCTGTTCTCGTGCCCCCATGCCGGTCTGCATGGTGTCAACCAGGGCATCCGTGTCGTGTTCGTGGTACTCGTCCACCAGGGCCGCATGGGGACTTGCACCGTCCCCTGGGTTGCCGATCACCGTCTCGAACTTCGACATGTCCTCCATGACGAACATGGGGCCAGGGTTCTTCTGGTTGCCAGAAAGCTCGATACCGAATCGGTTACGCAGGTTCTCCAGCTTGTGCGCCATCATCCACGCTGGACGGAAAACCTCGAAGGCCTGCTTCTCGGTGGTGGCGCCGGAGTAGACCTCGGCTCCCGACTCGCCATCTGCGGCGAATAGGTAAATGCCTCGTGCGGCAAGACGGGCCGACTTCCCGTTCTTCCTGGGAATCTCTTCGTAGGCCTCGCGGAACCTGCGCTTGCCGGTGTCCTTCTTCACCCAGCCGAAGATGTTGGCCTCGATGAATACCTGCCAAGGCTCGAACACTAGCTTCGACTTCGAAGCGCTCCATTTGCCTTTGGTGTGAGGCATGAGCTGCATGAACTTGACAGCACGATCTGCCTTGGCCTCATCGAAAACGTATGGCCAATCGTCATCGCCCTGCCGGTCCAAGTCATTCAGGAAACGCTGGCATGCAAGTTTCACATACCGGCACGCAACGACCTCCCCTCCAACGACATCGCTAGCGTACTGTCGCGCAATGTCGCTGGGGGTCATCTCAGAAATCCTCGAACTCGTCCTTCTCCTTCGGCTTTTCCAGGCCGAACTTCTGGCGGTCGGACGGCGTTAGTCCAAGCCGGGCCAGGTTTCCGATTAGGTGGGTGTACTTGCCAACCGCGAACTCAGTCGGATTGGCGCGGTATTCAGCAAGTAGGTTCGCGGTGACCTCGAGGATGATCCGGTCCGATCCCGTCAGAACGCCCTTGATCGACTGAGCGCACAACTCTTTCCATGCGAGGCGAGCTGGTCCTTGCAGATGGATGGGCGCTTCGCCGACCTCCCCCTCTCCCTTTGCCGGCTCCTGCCGGTAGCGCTGGGGGTTTTTCTTGTCGGCGCCTTTGAACTTGGCGACGACATCTGGCTGTTTGTGTCGTGCCATCTTGAAACCTAAATTCTGTGGAAATGGAAAGTGCTTTGGTGGCGCGGTGTCCTAACGAAAGGTTCTAAGGTTTTGACCCGCCCCACCCCTATAAATGAGACCTTTTCTCATTTAACTCGATTTTTCGGTAAACCCGCACTCAGACAGTGAAAACCACTGCCATTATTCGTAAATATCTCGAATCGTCGTGTCCGCTCGCTGGGTGAACCCGACTATTTCCTAGATGCCGCCGACTCCCTCGCCGTCTTCCTCGCATGACATGGGTGGCCAGCAATAGCCATCAGGTTCGAGTCATCATCAGTGCCGCCTTGGCTCAGTGGGATGATGTGGTCCACCTCCGTGGCGACCCTCTTCACCCCCTTGCACTCTGCACACTGGCACATGTAGCCATCCCGCTTGAGGATGCGCTCACGCTTGCGGCGCCACGGTCTGCCACCACGCCCATTCCCCCATGCTTTGTCCTCTACCTCGTGCTTGGTCACTCCCTTGGCCTTGGGCTTGGTGTGACGCTGAGGGAGGTCAGGCATTGAGGCGTTCCTGACTCGGCGGAATCCAACCTTGAAGCCTGGCTTGTGCTGGCCTGAGGAATGAGAGCTTGCCACCCTGCCATTCATCAGGATGGAGGGCCAGCACTCCGGAGCGCAGCAGAGGCTCGAGAACCGTCATGGCGCTCACTACCTCGCCGCTGTACCCAGCAATGTCATCAGGCGTCCAGGGCCGATTGGGGTTGACCTCGACTCCTGCAGGGATCGGGTGACTCTTCATGAGGGCTTTCCTTCATCAGACATACCGATGAGTTTCGCGACCAGCAGCGACTCAGCGAAATCATTTGCGTTGGCGTCTCGCCATGGGGAAAGCCCGCATACGTGGTAGATCAACTCCCGGCCAGGGAGCGGGCTTTCGGGCCGCTCGATCTTGTAGCGAACCTGGACAACCAGCTTGCCGAAACATCCGCGACGGACTCGAACAGCAGCTATCTGGGTTTCCCTAGCGGAGCCCATAAACGTCGACATCATCGTTCCCCTGGCGGCGTTGCCAAAAGGCTATTACGGCGTACCGGCTGATGCCCTTGGATCGGTGTTCCATCCAGATAGCTGGTCGGCACGGCGTCAGGATCCTCGCCATCTTCGGCCAGAGCCTGGATCAGAAGGTGCAATAGCTGATTGGTCTTGCGCTGCTCATCGAGGAGATCGCGCAGGAGGAGCCGAACCTCTTCCTCGGACTCAGTCATCGCTTGCTCCGGGTCGCTTCGGCTTGGCGGCCATAGCAGAGGCCGCGCGTTCCATCGCGACCCGAGCCCACTTCTTCGCCCATTCGCGCGTTTTGTTGCAGAAGGTGCATTTGGTCATCAGATTTGTCCTTTCCCGCGCAGACCGGCGACGAGTCGATGCTGGTATTTCGACTCCACCCCTTCCCCGCAAAGCCTCACGCGCTCATTGTCGAGTGCGAACGTGACCGTGACCGCTGGCACGAGACCATCGTTGCTGATGCTCAAGCAAAGCTGGCCAGGGAGCGGCTTCCCGTTGGCATCACACAAGATCAGGCTCGTGCCTGTGTTCTTCAGTAGAAGCGGAGCATCCATCAGTACACCCTCAGAATGTGGGCCAGATTCCCCCGCGCGCGACACACAAGACCGAGCAGGATCGCCAGGACCAGGGTCAGCCAGGGTGAGACAGGGTTCAGCCTGTAGCCGTGGAGCGCATCGAGCATCACGCTCAGGGCGAAGCATCCACTGCCTACGCACAGAAGGTAGGCGAGCCAGGAAACGCCCCGGCGATACCTCGCGCCTTGCCGGCGGTATGTCGCCAGCCTCATGCAGATAGCGCCGCAGATCATCGCAGCCACCAGAGTCCAAGGGTCAACCATTACGACCTCCAAAGCGGTCCGCAATGAAGCGGAGCCAACCAGGCGTCTTCCCCCCCTGCACCCACTCCAGTAAGCTGGTGCCCACTGCGACGCAGAACAATGCCCCGCCACACGCGACCAGGCCCGATGTTCTGGCCCATTCTCGCCCGATGACTTCGCCGGCGACGTAGTAGCCAACGATCCAGGACACGACGAAGTAACCGAGGCGCGCCCAGGCCGAAATGTCCTTGGCGTACACCACGAAGAAGATCGCCCCAGCAAAAGCACCGATCACTGCATTGGCATCAATGCCAGGGATCAACGCAGACGCACCAATACCGACCAAGCCGGCGACTGCTACCGCACCACTCGGCTCGGCCATATTCACGTACTCCAGATGCAGAAAAGCCCAGGTCATTGCCTGGGCCTTGTAGTGTGGCTCTCACGAAGAAAAGACCCGCTCATGGGCGGGTATGGCCCCGTGCTATCCTCGTGATTCCTACACCACGAAACAGGACGGACCCATGGCAAACTTCATTGTCACGTTTCAAATCAAGGCTGATGACACCTACCAGTCTCGGTATAGTTCCTTCAAGAAGAAGATCAATGAGTTAACCAGCTACAAACACTGGGATGAAACGACTTCTTTCTACTGCTTCGAACTGGACTACACGGCGCAAAGGCTTTGCTCTGAGCTTTACACCGGCAGCGAGTTCAACGCAACCAAAGACATAATGGTGGTCATCGATGTATCCAATCGAGAAAAGGCCACGAAAGGTCCGATCCAGTATGCTGCACTGCTCGACGCCTACCTCGGTTTCTAGTTAGGTCCGCCCAGCACCGAGGATCTGCGACTCGATCTCAGCTACACGATGCTCATATTGGGAAAGTGTCTCTCGGTTAAGTCGCAGGTCTTCAGCCAGCCTACGTTCTTGGGCAGCCGCCAGAGCATACAACCCCTCAACCTCAGCCAGCTTTGCTTCTTGAGCAATGACAGACTCCACAGCTTGCCGGTATTCGCTTTTCATGTACGTTCTCCGCGCGCAGGGTTAAGCCGCTCAGAACTTGAGTACGAGGGCCTGGCGTCGAATGGGATGAATCGAGTTTGGAGCGGCTCGCGGGACTTGAACCCGCAACATCTGACTTGGAAGGACAGCGCTCTGCCAGTTGAGCTAGAGCCGCGGAATAGGTGCCGGGCGAACCCGGCGTCACGCCCGCAGAGCAAGGAGCCGGGGCTTTCGCCTTGATCACCAGTGGTGACCCTTGCTTTCTTCTGCCGCATGCGTGATTTGGAGTGACCGGTGCTGAATCCGGCATGGCGGTGAACTGGCTATAACGCCCACTGAACGTTGCCGCCGCGTATCCTCTTAGCGCATCAGCCTGCGCATTCACTCCGTGCCGGGCTTCCACCGGCTCCCACTTCACTTTAACGCCTGCGTGTCCAAGGCGATCCCGGAGTATTAGGTCGCGGTAGGGCCGGGTCCCACCTTTGACCATCCTCGGCCGCGTAGTCGCAACCCAGAAGGATTCAGATCAGTACTACTACCGCTCCAACCAGGAGCAGCAGGACCAGCGCGCCACCGCCGATACCCTTGAGCAGCCAAACATCTTTCGATTCGGCAGACATCCCCGGCAGATGCCAGGGCTTCAGAGTTACCGATCCTCACAACGCGCAAGATCGGCAGGATGGTGATATAATCGGCCACGCGGCCATCGATGTCAAGCCGCCATTCGCTCGAACATCCCCTGTTCCTCAAGCAGAGCTATAGAGGACGCGATAGCGTCGCTGAGGATTCCATCCAGAGCCTCATGGATGCCAGCCCTCCACCGACGCCGAGTACGTTCAGGAGTGCCATGGTTGTCGTCCCACCTGTTCATGTCGTAGAAGTCGGGCTTTAGGACGCCGGTGGATCTCTTCCCTGCTCCTACTTTCTGGCGCTCCGCCCAGGTCAACACGGCATAGAACTTGAAATGCTGGTGGGCGTGTGTGGCGACCACTCGACCCAGCCCTCGGATCGCCTTGCCGCGGTCGTTGATGTCCAAGGTGTAGCGCGCGATGAGCGCATCCCAGAACCTTGGCGTGAGATTCTGGCGGAGGTGCCGACGATACTCGCAGTCCAGCTTGAATCGCTCGTCCTTCGACATCACCCCATAACCGCCGCATCCCATGTCGGCATCGACCCACGCAGAGGATGCAGTATTCCCCTCGCTGCCCGCGAGCAGGATTCTGACCAGTACTGATGTCTTGTTCATTCCCCATCCCCTTGAGCGCTGAGCACGGCGTTTAAAACGTAAGATTGGTCTGTCTGTTCGCTGGTTGTTTTGCTCCGGGAGTTGACCTGCGAGCGAGCATCACATCCGGCACAGCACATGCCGAAACAGCCTCTCGGAGGCTCCAGATAATCGGGGTATTCATTGGCGCGCTCACCATCCTCAGCACCTGGCGTGCTGACCATGTTCGACAGCAGCAGCGGGTGATAACCGTCGGCGAACCAGTTTCCCAGCCAGGCGGCAGCAATACCGATCGCATAACCGATGAGACCGCTCCCTATGCTGAAGAGAACGATGGTCAGAGTTTCTTTGGTCATGCCGTTGCCCTCTTCAGTTCGCGCACCCAGGCCCTGAACTTGGCCTTAAGCGCTTTGATTTCGTCGATGGTCAGCTTCAGGGGATCATGAGGGCCTTCCAGCCACTCGACCTTCTCGGCGCCGATCTTGCGCACCAAGTTGATTCGGTAATTCACTATGTCGCCGGACTTGTGGTTGTTGCATGGGGCACATTGTTTGTGGACGTTCAGCGGCTCGAAACGCAGCTCGGGGCTGGCGGCAACCGTGCGGTAGTGCCCAGCGTGATACTGCCCATCGTGGTGGCGGCCACAACTGATGCACGGCTGATCCGCGTCGCGTAGACGGATGAACTCGTTGAAGACCTGCTGAGCCTCGCGCAGGTGATCCGACCGACTCTTCAACTTCTCCTTCCGAACCCTGACCTCCCTCCGCTTGCGGTCGTCGATGGCTTTCCGCGCCGGCTTGGCGTGCTTGTCCTTGATGGCCAGGGCGCAGGCCGGCGAGCAGACCTTTTGCGTGCTGCTGAAGCGAGGGGTGAACTCCTGGCCGCATGCAGGGTTCTGGCATTTCTTCGGTTTGGGCTGGCTGGCGGATAGGCTCATTGAGGCTCCCCCGAAACCAAGGCTTTCCAGCAGTCGGTGAAAGCTTTGCTGAAGTCGCCGTAGAGCCTGGACGATTCCTGCCGGCAGGCCCGAACCCCTTCGCCGACTGCCTCGCATACAGCCACCACAAGCGGCACCCAGCCGAAGGCGATCATGATCACTAGGACAATGAGCGCTCTTGGCCGAACAGGAACTCTCCGCATGGCGCGGAAGAACAAGCTGCGGCTCATAGCTCTTCTCCCGCGAAGTAGCCAAGCCATAGAGTGGCGGTCCCCATGAGCGAAACGATCCATCCGTTCACCGGAATGGAGGTTTGCGTGTAGGCAATCAATGCAGCGACCAGCAAGCTTCCGATGGCCAGTCGAGCAACTTTCGATCCGCTCATGCCTCTACCTCTTCGCGCAGTGCGTCAATGGCGTACTGCGGAACGCGATAGCCAAGCCCTTTCAGATACTCAAGCCGGTCTGCGCAGGCCTCTTGATCGGCATCATCGAAGCTGTCGCCGTCATGCGGGAGACCAATCTGCACACGGTCAGCCGCACCAACCATCGCCATCACCTTATGGTGACGCTCCAGGTATTCCTTCACGTATTCAGGCTCGAAAGGGACCGGGGCAGGAAGGTTCTCCTTGAAAACCACCCTATTGGCAGCCACTTGAGTCACAAAGCCACCGGCTACGCTTTCGTAGACGTAAACATCGCACTGGAAATCGTCGGAACTCCAACGGCAATAGCTCATGCGTCAACCTCCTTCGTCTCCCTATCCCAGTAAGAGGGAAGCCCGCGAGCAAGAACCTCGTCGGTAAGGATCCGATCATGGGCAATCAGAGCCACGGCCTTCGCAGCCATCTTCTTACGCATGATGAAGGCGGACCGATTCAACCTTCTCCAGTTCCACTCATGGCCATCCAAGACCCACAGAGCAACGCCGATACGAGGGTTCATGCGATCTCCTCCTTCGCCTTCTGCTGCTCGGGCTGGAAGTCGCCGCGGAGGGGCATGAGATACCGTTCAGGGATGTAGAGCCGATCACCTTCATGGAGCACCCACCAGGCTGCCCGATTCACCAGAAAGGTCTGGCCGTCTTCGACAAATAGATCACCCGGGGAAAGTCGAGATATCAACTCGACTACCACTCCAGCGCTGATGCAGTTTGGGATTTCTTGCAGATTTAGAGCGAGGTCGCCCGCCTTGAACTTGCTCATGCGAAAGTCCCCATCTGATCAGCCGCCGCCATGGCGTCAGCCTCGGTTTCGAAGTGAGAGGAAAGGACCAGCCGCCAGCAGGCCGCGAACACATCCCGGTAGAGGGGCTCAAAAGCCGTGTCGTCCATGCTCGCCCAACTGATCGACTTGGCTTCCTTGCGAACACCGTCAGGCGTATGGATCAGGTGGAAGTGACCGGCCTCAATGGTGATCCACTCGCGGAACGCCTCGCGGCTCTTCTCGACTGCCGGGAAGCGGCCCGCTCGATCAGCCTCAAGCTTGGCGATGTACGCGGCGACGGCGTTCTGCAATTGGCCAGGACGCCCATTCAGATCCTCGAAGTATTTGGCCAGCCCGCGGATGCCACGCATCTCCTGGCGCGGCACAAGACCACCTTTCGGCTCCCAGTACTCCCATGCGAGATCCAGCATGGCGAAGAACTTGCCGTGGAACTTGGCATTGCGCATCCGGGTGAATTTCCCGTGGACGACCTGGCCGGCCTTCCACTTCTGAACGGTTTCGCGATCTGCCTCGGTCGCCGGGACCAGGCCCTGGGCTGTGCGGATGAGAGCGAGTTCAGCCACGGCGCTTTCCCTTCTTCTGCTTGCACTCCCGGCGCTGCTTGCTGATAGGCTTCTGCATTGCATCTTCAATCGACCAACCACGATTTAGCCGGCTGCGCAGAGTGCATTCGGGAATACCAAGCTGGCCTGCCCACTGAGAAACTGTTTGCCGCCTACCTAGATACTCAACGAAGGTGTTTCTTCTAGTGTTATTCATCTGTTCTAAGGCAGTTGCCCAGCGGCAGTTTTCCTTGAAGTAACCTGCGTCGTTGTCAATTCGATCAAGGGAGGTGGCGTCTGGCCTTTCGCCCATATCAGCCAGGAAGTTGGAGAACGTCATCCACCTTTCACAAACAGTGATTCCTCTGCCTTGGTAGTCGACATATCGCTTGTTAGAGGGATTCGTACAGCGATCAATCATGTTGCTCCATGAGCTGTACGTTGGAGTTCCGGTCATCCCGTGAGAAAACCGAGAGCAACCGCAACTGGTCGTAGTTCGGTTTCTCATCAGATTTCCTCGGCGCATAATGACTCGGTTACCGCAGTCGCAACGGCAAACCCAATGGGAAGCCTTGCCGGCGCAGTGGGAGAATGCTTCAACAACCACCTTGCCCACCCGAAGCCCGATGATGCTTTCAGCGTCCATTGATTGCCTCCAAGTATTCCTGGCAAGAAAGGCACTTCCGAACCCCAGGAACGAGTGCCCGCCGCGCCACAGGAATCTCCTCGCCGCAGTCTTCACACTCACACAGGCTCTCGCCGACGTACTTGACTCGGGAGTACAGGCGTTCAGCGAGTTCACGCTCGGCGTAGTCATTGGCGATGTCTACGATATCCATGTCACTCACCCTCCCCTTGCAGGCTCTTCAGCAGTGCCTTGAGCTGGCGATAGCTTTCCATCGACTTGGCGTTCGATTCGCGTTCCTGCTCGACTGCCAACGCGACGTCCTCGATGCGATCAGACAGGCGCTTCATGTGCTCGGCCATGCCGGCGAGCTCGTTTGCCAGTTCGCCCAACATCTCCAGCGGGGAGGCGGAGCGCTTCGGCTCGGACTGGGTTTCGATCTTCTTCGCGGGCTCGCCCATCTTCGGCTCCTGAGGCTTGGTCTTTTTCTCGACTTGGATTCGTTGGTAGTGGTCAGTACCAGTGCGGCGGATCAGTCCTGAATCGACCAGATCGCGCAGACAGCCCTGGACAATCCGAACGTCCGGCGTGCTTCCGGTCATGTTGCGGAGCGCGGTGAGCACCTGGAACGAACGCCAGGGCTCAGAGATCGGTACGCACTCGTAGACCTTCTTCGCGATGCCGGTCTGTCCCTGCATGAGGGACTCCTGTTTTGCGGGCGTCACTGCTCGATCCTCCCTTCGGGCCAAATGCTCTTAACGACCGAGAGTGGGTCGCAGTCCTCCATCAGAATCATCGTGAACGCCGGGCGGCCCGGCAGAACCACCTTCCAGCAGCGCTTCATGCGGCCTCCTGATCGGCTTGTTGTTGTGGGATTCCGGAGTACTCAATCCACTGGCGCGGCTTGTGGCCTTCGCGCTCCATGTATTGAGCGGACGCAGGGTCAAACCAGAGCGGGATGGTTTCCTCGACGCCGGTCAGGCGCTGCTTGGTGATGACCATCTTCACGTCGGAATGAGATGCGTAGTACGCGCGGTCCTCTTCGCTACCGTCCTTCATGGCGACTTCTTTCTTCTTGTTGCGCCAAACGGTAATCACGTTGTCGGCCAGGTCGGTAAGGATTGCGCCACCACGAACGTCGAGCTTTCCTGGAAGCTTTGTCTCGTCGTCAGCCTTGCGCGGGTGGGCAACCAGATGGACGTGGACGCCCATTTCATGGGCAAACCCGACGATGGCTTCCATAGCCTGCTTCTGGCCGTTGTAGTCGTCCTCGGCCATGCCAAGCTTCGCCAAGCTGTCGACTACGAATTGCTTCACTCCGTACCGCCGCGCGGCGTAGCGGAAGGTGTCGATCATCTCGGCGGTATTGGCCGAACCCATCTGGTTGTAGATCCACAACCGGCCCCCCAGAAAATCCAGGATCGCGTGGATGTATCCGCGGGATGGCAGGTTCATTCCTGCCGCCTGGCGAACCATGCGTTGCAAGGTGCGCTTGGCCGGCATCTCCATTGAGGCGATGCAGAATTTCTCCCCCTGCCTCATTCCGTGGAAGGCCAGGTAGTTCAGAAGCTGGGATTTCCCGTGACCGCTCCAGCCGGTCCAGATAGTGACCTCACTGTCGCGGAACCGAATGGTGTCGTGAGACTTCTCCCACGGGGTCGCCATCCCCATTACTACCGGGTTGCGCTCAAAGAACTCGGCACAAACGTCATCGGCGAAGGTTTCGGCTCCTACCAGTTTCTCCGGATCAAGGGTCTTGGCCTTGGCGTAGCAGTCGTCAATGTCGTCTCGTGTGTAGAACAGGGCATCCAGGGCTTCGTTGAAGTCCTTACATCCCAGGTCCAGGATGCGGCAGCGCTCACGCCCCAGGCGCTTGATCAGTTCCTCGGTCGCCTGTTTCCCGGCCTCGTCGTTGTCCATGGAGAGGTAGATCACATCGAACCGGGAGAGTCGCGAGTATTCGTGTTCGATCCACGCCTGTTTCTCACCCTTCCCGCCACCGAACGGAACCGACAAAGCTGGTCGGCCATACTGCCAGGCGGTCATGGCGTCGATCTCGCCCTCGGTGATGGTCACTTCTCGAGCGTCATCGGGAATCGCCTGCCAGCCGAACAGGCACGGTTCCGAATCCCTAGAAGCGAAGATTTTCTTCTTGCCGTTTTCGCGGTCGATGCACAGGGTCTTCCAGTGGATCAGGGCTCCATCACGCAGGAAGGGGAACACAATGTCGCGTCCCTTCTCGCCGATCTTGAATGCCGCGATGGTTTCCGGCTTGAGTCCACGGCCAGCGAGGTAAGCCATGACCGGAGACTCCTGGGCAGGCGCCTTGCACTTCGGTCGCTCCGGGCGAACATAGGATTTCTTGGATGGCGCATCGAGCTTGGGTTCAGCGATGCCCAGATAGGACTTAGCCTCGGTCAGCGCCGTACCCATGTCGCAACCACGAACAGCACGCCACAGGTCCAGCAGGTCTCCAGTTTCGCCTGTCGAGAAATCGCACCAGACACCTGCCTTCTCGCCCTTGAGGTGAACCCCAAGGCTCTGGCCCTTTTCACCATTCACGCTACCGACACGCCATTCCGAGCCTTCACGTTTCCCGCCGGGCAGCAGGTGGTGCGCAACGTCGATTACGCGATCGGCGAGGCGTTGGGCGATCTGCGAGGGAGTCATGCCAGCCCCCTGGAGCGCAGGTAGTCCCAGCGATACCCAGAGGCGCGGTCGTGGGTTTCATCGCTCAGGATGCGGCGCTTCTCGATCGGCAGATCGATATCTGCTTCGTGCCAGAAGTAACCCGGGAGCAACTTGCCGTCAGGGCCAAGCCCCTTGCGGATCGGATGGACGTTCGCCGGCTGCATGGCTTCCCGCCAGTGCTCGTTCGGGCCGAAGAACGTCGCGGCCTGCTTGACGTACTCGGTGCCGACCTTGCCCTTGGCGATCATCTCGGAGGCATAGGCCTGCACAGCGGCGTCAAGCGCCTCGGCGGTTACGCCCTCACGGATTCTCGCAGCCCAGGCCTTGTGGGCGGCCTTCTTGGAATTTCCACCAGCGCGCTTCGGGTACTTCGCCCAGCACGCCTCGAACTCTTGCGGGTAACCGCTCGAATCCTCGCCGCCCCCGGCAGGGGGGTTGGGGGGGTTATCTTTTGGTTCTTGGTTATTTGGTTTTGGTTCTTGGTTAGTTTTCGATCCGCTTTCTTCTTGCAACCCAGAAATAACCGGCTGGGTTTTCCCTGGGTTATTTTCGGGTTCCTGTTGGCTTTCTTCTCGCTTGCGCGGACGCCCGCCTTTCCTGCCGTTTTCAGCAGCTATGGTCGCCTTTTCGCGGTACTTGGCGATCACCTCATCGCAATGCTTGTGGCTCCAGCAGCCACCCTCTTCCACGAAGAATTCGTCGAGCACAGCAGCCACTTCAGCAACGCTTGAGCGCATGCGGATGACGCGCGCGATTGATTCAGCGGTGCCTTCAATGGCCTTTTCGCCGACGTAGTACAGGTCCAACAGGCGGCGATACGCCAGGTCCTCCAAAGGCTCCAAGTGGGCAGTGCGGAGCATGTAGTCGCCAGGATGGAACGGATAGAAGTTCATTCCTCGTCCTCCAGCGGGTTGCGCATGTCTTCGCGCATGGAGGCGGCGAGAATGCAGAGATCGCTTGTGAACTGGTGGAGTTGATCCAGAGTGACGATCACGATCTGTCCACCCTGGCAGATGGCAATGGAGTCCTTCACCGGACGAAGCTCCAAGGCGTTGTAAGTCAGCGTTCGAGGTTGCATAATTCACCTGTCACCTGATGTTGTTTTCCCACGCGTGATTCGGCTGCCACCGATCCACGCACCGACAAAGCCCTGTAGTAGTCGCGCAGGGCTTTGTTGTATCTGCGCCTCCACTCGCTCGAACCCATCTCCGCAAGCTCTCCAGCAGCGTCAGCCGTTGCGGCATAGTCAGAATTCGTGAGACGAGGGCGCATGCTTAAGCGCTCACCAAGCGAGGCTTGCGCCGCATCTGGTCAATCATCCGCAGAGCCTCTTCTGTCGCGGCGCGAGACTCAGAGAGTTCACGGTGAGCCTCTTGCAGCTCACCTTCGTCAGCGCCATCAACCAGGCTTGCGATTGCCTGCTGTGCTTCGCCGTTCTCCTTGATCAGAGAGCGCAGCATGCAAAGCACTTCCCGCTCGCCACCCTCCCCATCGATCAGGCGGACCGATACCCCGACCGGCGTCAGCAAATCGCCCAAAGCCTGGATTTTGAGATCGCTCGGCAACGCAGCCAGGATCGACGGCAGGAAGTTGGCCGGCAGCAGGTTGTTGTCCTTGGTGGAGTCGTCCAGCCAACGGAACACTCGGTCAGCATTCGCTTTCATTCGGTCCATCGCATCGCGCGAAGGAGGGTCGAATACGATTCCGGTGGCGACGTGAGCGTTGATGCGTTCGTGAGCCTCCACGATGTGCTGGACCACGGTCTCGCGGCTCCAGCCTTCGCGGCGGCGCCATTGGTTCACCACGCCGAGCAGCGTGGAAATCAGGGTGTGCGATTCGGTTCGCATGACGAGGCGTTTCTCCACGATTAGTATTTTTCAACCCCGAGCAACTCTCGGGATCGGCGGAAGATGGAGTCCGGCGCATCCGTGGTAGCTTTTTGCTTCCACACGAAAAGGCCACGGAGGCCGGACATGACTGATGAAATCGACAAGATCGTTGCGACGATCAACGCGCAGAAAGGCGAACTGATGGGCATCAACGCCTTCCTTATGGCAATGGCACGCTCGCTAACACCTGCGGAACTCGGGAGGGTTCTCGACGGGTTCGATAACGAAATTGCGCACATGCGATCGTTCTTGGCGTACTCGCAACTGCCGGACGAAGTCATTGGGGGTCTCGAGGGTTATGTGAAGACTTGGAACGCGATTCGAACGAGGCCAAACCAGTCTTGAGAGACTGCGCCCAGAAAGCGTCTCGGCTCTCCTCGTCATCCTTCAGCGCATTCTCGGCAGTCACTTTCTCTGGCCCGGCCAGAACCATTTCGCGGGCCAGCTCGATGAAGCGCAGCGCATCCTCTTGGCTCATGCCTGAGTCGAACTGGATGTAGGCCGTTGGCCACTTGTCGATCAGCCGGATTTCACTGGAGCTCTTCCTCGACGACGTGGCGCCCAGGAAGTAGGCCATCGCCAACGAGGAACCAAAGATCAGGATTTGCATGAATTCGGTCATGGCTGGCCTCCCGGCCGGTAGATTGGATCGGGTTAGGCGGCGGACTGCTCAGTAGCGACCTTCAGGGCGCCTTTCGTAATGCGCTCAATCTCGTACTGGCGGAGTTTTGGAATTTCTTCTGGCCACTGGCGCACCGCCTCATAGGTAATGCCGAGGGCTTTGGCTACCTTCGAAACGCCGCGGAAGTGGCTGATCACTTGGGTCTTGGTCATAGGCGACTCCAGTTCACTCGCACCAATTCAAGCATGCTTGCAATTACAAAGCAAGCATGCTTGGCAAGCTACCTTGTAGATTTCTCAACATGAAAACCACAGACCGGATTACCAAGCTCGTACTCGCCAGAAAGCCGGAGATCGGCCCCCGCGGGGTAAAGCGAGATATCGCCAACACGTGCGGCATCAGCTATGAGGCCGTGAGGCAATGGTTTGCCGGCGACACTGAAAACATCAGAAATGAAAATTTGACCGCTCTGGCCGAGGGCTATGACACGACGGTGGACTGGCTTCTATCTGGTTCAGGAGAGCCACCTAGACGAAAAGCAACGAGCAGTGCGGCAGAGAAGTTCCTTCAAATGTTGCAAGGCAAAAAGCTTCGTCCCGATCAGCAGCAGCGCTTGGAGCAGGCAGTGCTAGACACTCTGGATGATCAGCCCGTGGTGGAGGCCGCAGACAATGTGATCATCGCCGACTTCTCCCGCAAGCCACTGGTGGGCGATGAGATTCGCATCGCTCATTACGATGTTCAGGGGGCGATGGGCAATGGAAAGGTTGTTCAAGATTTCCCAGAGATGTTCCGCGATGTCACGGTCAGCCAGCAGCATCTGCGCGAACTTGGCGTTAAGTACAAGGATCCATCACATCTGAAGATAATCACTGGCGACGGACAGTCGATGGCCCCGACCATCCAGAACCTAGATCCGCTAATCGTCGATGCCAGCATTCGCGAGTTCACCGGCGACGGTATCTACGCGTTCACCTGGCAGGGACTCTTCTATATCAAGCGCCTACAGTTGAAAGGGTCAGACCACTTCAAGATGATCTCGGACAATACAAGCCACCCTCCAGAGGATATTCGAGTGGATGAAACCTACATCCAGGCCAGAGTGTTGCTGGTCTGGAACGCGAAAAGGCTGTGATGGGCAGAGGCACCGCATCATAGGCAAGGTCATCTGGAGGGGTGGGGATCTGTAGCTATGGGCAGATCATGGGGGAGTGAGTTGGCTTCCGATGGGGAGTGAGTGGCTAAAAAGAAAGAATGACTGTGACCATCGCTATTTGCAGTTCTAGTACAAGGAGGTGAACTTGATCCCGCTGTGGAACCACCAAGGAATTATCCCCCCTATCGACGAAAGCAATCCAACATCGCCGGTACGCGCCCCATACCAAACAGACGTGGTTCAGATAGTTGAGCGCTATGCAACTACGTTCGAGAGATGCGACGTGCTAGAAGGCTTTTTGTCTCATCGAGCGCAAATTCATAGGATGGGTATCGCCTCCGGCTTTCAATGGCTGGATGGAAGCTTCATGGAAAATGTGGAGCTTTTGGAGGGACGGCATCCGAATGATATGGATGTTGTTATGTTCGCTGACATTCCAAAGGCTGTTGAGCAGGCATTGCAGCCTCAAGATATTCAGATGCTTGTTGACAATCCCTGGATCAAGGAAAATTACAAGGTTGACTTCTACCTGCTCCCTTTGTCGGAGTCACCAGAAACGCTGATCGAAATGGCCGCATACTGGTACAGTATGTGGTCCCATAGAAGGTCTATGCAGTGGAAAGGCTTCTTGAGCGTCAGGCTCGAATCTGGGCTGGACCAGAACGCCTTAGACCTTTTGAGGGCCCGCCGGCAGGAGATCCAGCATGAACAGAACTGAATTCACCCATGCGCAAGCAGAAATCAGCTTCTTGGATCGAATTGCGCAAAAGCCTGGATTGAGCGACCTTGCTCGACTTTCGCTCGAATCCAGAAAAAATCAGGTTAGCGCTAGCCTACGAGATCCTGACCGCGGCGCTTTTGCTCCAGCAAAAGCCATCGTCACCTACCGCGGAGCGCCGGTCCACGGCGTCCACGGAATTGTTGCTGAATTCGGATCGGCTGCCACCACAAAATTTTCTGATGCGATAGCGGCAATAGCGGCCTCTTTAAGCGGCATCCTCAACGACTTTGGGCCCATTCCGAATAAGGCACAAAATCAGATCTTAATCACGGGCACAGCCTTGGGGTCGTTTGGCTTTGAGTTCGAAGAAGCTCCGGCTGCCGAGGCCCAGCTCCCGCTTGAGGGAACAACTCCTGTTTCCCAAGCGTTTGAGTTGGTTGCTGAATTACTCGAAGCATCGACAAAAGGTGATGAGGAACTATCAGAGCCTGCGTCAAGACTTGGCACTAGGGCTATCGCCATGGTGTCGGAATACTTGGATAAGCTGATTGCCTATGAGGCGTATTGCTCGGTCTCAACACAAGATCACATCTTCGCTTTCTCAAGTGTTGACCAGGTTCGAATTAGCAGGTCACGGCTTAGCACAGACAATATTACCGAAAGATTCGTTGAGTTCTCTGGAGAGTTCTTGGGCGTATTTCCTGCGGAGCGACGCTTCGAATTTAAAACGCAAGATGGAGAGGTGCTACACGGTCGTATCTCCGCTGACGTAGAGAACCCGGCAGAGATAAATACGCGCCTGAATCAACTATTCACCATCAAGTTAAATGCAAGAACTGTAGGCAAAGGTAGACCGCGTTATACGCTAACCGCTCGACCTTGGTGATCAGAACCAGAAGCCCCGCACCCGCGGGGCTTTTCGTCCCCGCCCGCCTTTGACAGATGCCCTCCACCGTCCTGGGAAGGCAGCAGTCAGGCACGGGGCGCACCTCGATTCCAGTGCGGCCTTTTCACATCAGCCGCGCATTTGATACATTGAGGCGTCCTTGAAGGCACAACACCGAAAGGACCAGGCCGCGCCGGAACCTTCCCCGGCGCGGCCTTTTCGTTCCTGCCCTTCCCTCCCGTCTCTGCGCTGAACTGACGACAGCCATGCCCCGGCGCTGCCCTTCCCGCCTGACACCACAACCAAAGCCCGCCTAGCGCGGGCTTTTTCATGGAATCAGAATGGGGTCTCATCCTCTTCCGCGCCCTCTTCCACAGGCTCAACCTCGGGACAGATAGCTTGATGCTCACCCTCGTTCCTAAGCGCCCACCGCAAGGTCACTGAGCCATCATCGTTGAAAATCAGCTCAACTCCATCCTCCTCCGCAATCAGCTCCATCACGGCCTCCCACGCCTCGTCCGTATCAGTATCTAGCCGGTGAACAGTCACCGCGCGTTCTAGCTGCGCCTTCGGCGCATTGATCATTGCCGACACCCTCAGTCCTAGGCGATCCGCAGCCGTGAGTTCCTGCCGGAGTTGCTGCGCTTTCTTCTGCTTGGCCATAAGCCCCTCCTTGTACTGTTCATTCATACAGTATTAAAAATCATCACAAGATTGCTTGCATTCTAAAAACAAGCATGCTTTTATAAATGCAAGCCGGCTTGTGAACAGCACAAGCAATACAGCGAAGGCGCAACACCGCTGGCCAGGCCACCGAGCCGACCGCTCTTTCGACAATTTGGGAACCCTCTGCTGCGCCAACGTCGCGAGACGCTGGGAGAGGCAAAAGACGCAGCCCGAGCTGGGCCGGACAGTCCAGCCGTGCAAGCCCATGCGTTGCACGCGACGTTGCTCAAGTCACCTGCCAATAGACCAAAGAAGCGAACGCAGGAGTGGGAGCGAACCCCGACAAGGAGAAGCGACCGAGATGACACCAATAGGAGGAAACAGCCAATGCAGTACTAAGCCCAGCCGATGTTCGGGTCGGCAATCCGCGCATACGTGCCCCACTCAACGGGCCGCCGGGCTGCACTCAAGCGCGGAGTAACACTGATACCCCATGACCAGCGCTGTATGCCGATTGAAGGCGTTGCGAGGGAAGCCCAAGGCCAAACACATCGAGTCCGAGCTGCTATCGGCAGTGGTGAGGACACACCACCCGCGAGTTGTAGAAGCCCAGTTAGGCGAACGCGGGAGAAACACCGATTTCACTGGCTGGCCCTCCACCGAGGGCCAGACGGGAAGTCAATACGCCCTGGAGGGCAAGACGGGAAATCAAACGAGGGAAACAGCAATGAGCCAGATCTCAATAGTAGGCTACGAAAGCGACTGCAATTGCGAGCACTGTGGGCGCGCCCTGAGGCACGGAATCCGTCTTAGCGACGGCAGGCTTGTGGGCGCCACCTGCCTCGACAAAAAGCTGACTAAGCCGCGCTTGCATCAGGGCAAGTCCTTTCGCTTCGGTGCTGAACACATCATCAAGATTGCAAAGGTTGTTCAGTTCTACTCGCCGGGCAACTGGGCGCGCTTTGGCGTTTCCGCATCGAGCACGACGTTTGAGGGGGTCGCATGAAGATCAGACCAAAGGCTGCGCCCGCAAGCCTGAAAGCAGACGGGCGCGAATACTCGCGCCTAGTTCTTGCGGCATTCAACTGGATCAACGAAGACGATGAAGCCGAGCGGCTCGTAGAGCTGAATAGCAGGAAACGCGAAGTGAATGAGAACGCAAAGAAGCGGTTTTGAGATTTCCTCAGTCGCCCTTCGCAAGAGGGGCATCGAAGAAGTCAACGCCCTGGAGGAGCAGAAAATGAATGAAAAATCCTCAAATGCTGTACGCCAGGCACTTCGGATCCTCCGCAAGGAGGAAGACGATCGCGAGGCGCTCATTTCGTACCACGAAACGGTTGGAATGCTGCGCGGCCTGTACTACGGCGGTGAGGTCGATTCGATGGAGCTAGTTGCGCTCACGCAACTCGCAGGAAGCGCATACATCAACGCTGGGAAACCCTGGTAAGGAGACTGAAATGGCTCAATTCAATATCGATTCCCACCTGAGCGACGGCAAGAGCCTGCAATGGCTTGCCTTGCCGGACGCCGGTGAACAGCCTCTGGACGTTGAGGTGAAGGTTCGCCAGGCGGCAATGAAGAAGTTCGGCGACCTCATCTGGTTCAACCACTGGGACCACGTTGTTGCCAGCAACGGCTACATCACCGTGAGGATGCACGCGTGATATCCCAGTTCTTCAAGCCGATGCAGGGCTGCCGCATCTTCGCCAGTGAGCAGCACATGACCAAGCCAGCCGGCGAGCTTATCGGTTGGTGCGAGAAAGTCGACGGGAATATCTGCATTTTCAAGCCGCCATGTTCGCATGAGCTTGACCGATTCATCTGGAGGCACAAGGACGGTTTAAACCCTTGGTATCTCTACTCAGCATAAACCCATGAATAAACGATTTCTCAGATGCCCTTCGCAAGAGGGGCATCGAGGAAGTCAACACGCCCTGGAGGGCAAGACGATGAAGACCGTAGTTTTTAGCGACACCCTCAAAAAACTGTCGGTTGGGCAAAAGGTGTACGCACAAGGTGGAGGCCACGGCGTCATCAGCGAAATCCGCGAGAACTGCGCATTCCCGGTGTTCGTCACCTTGAACAGCGGACGCAAGGACGCCTTCACGGTTGCTGAAATTTTCCCTGCCTAACCACCACGCCCCGGTTCGCCGGGGCATCACCAGCTCCACCCCATTTGCCCATCCGGGCGCCCTATCGCCCGACCCAGGGCAAACCTAAAACGGAGAATCGCGATGGCGAGCAAGAAAAAGGCTGCGTCCGAAGAGGTCGTGACCGCTTACAAGGGGTTCAAGCAGGACCTGACCTGCCGCGGCTACCAGTTCGAGATCGGCGGCACCTATAAGCATGAGGGTGAGGTAGAGGCATGCGCTTCGGGCTTCCACTCCTGCGAGTATCCCCTTGATGTCTTCGGCTACTACGCCCCAGGCGAAAGCCGATTCGCCATCGTAAAGGCTTCGGGGCAACTGAGCCGTCACGGCGATGACAGCAAGATCGCCAGCGCCACCCTGGTGGTGGAGGCGGAAATCAGCATGCCGACCATGATCTCGCGGGCCCTCGACTGGATCATGAGCAAGGTAGATAAGTCGGTTGAGCAGACGGTGGTAGGCGGCACAGCGTCGAACACCGGCTACCGCTCGGCAGCGTCGAACACCGGC